GAGCCATGGTTCCTCCAGGGGTGCAGGGGTGGCAGGGGTGGTGCTCCCGACGCCGCAGACCCCTGTAGCCGCGACGTCGGGAGGTTGTGGGGTCAGACCTGGACGACGGCGACGGTCACCGTGGTGGCCGCCGAGTACGCGATCCCGGCCAGGCCGTCCTCGTCGGACCGGTAGGCCCGCAGCAGCGGCACCATGGCCGTTGCGCCGGCCGCGACTGCGACCGTCGTGTCGGGGACGTCGCCCGCGTTGAAGGTCTTGCCGGTCGAGTCGAGCGTCACCGTGATCGATGCACCCGAGCCGTTGCGGACCAGCAGGAACAGGTCGTTGCCGACGGGGGCACGGTCGCCACCGCCCGCAGCGTTCGACATCGTCACGGTCTTGCCCGCGGTGACGCGGACGTTCTGGGCTGCGAGGGTCGCCATGAGTCAGCCCCCTCAGACCACGACGACGGGGCCGGCGAAGTCCACGACGAACGTGTTGAACACGCTGCGGCTGTAGGAGTTCGCCTCGGGCGCCATGGGCGTCTTCTGCCCGGCCTTGAACTTGACGATGTAGACCTCGTCACCCGCGGCGTACGCCGCATCCCACGCCTTGTTGCGGCGCTCGACGTAGATGAACGTGTCACCCTCCTCGACCAGCTCGGCGAACTCGTTCGAGCCGGTGGTGTCGGGGTTGTTCGTGTTGTCCACGGCGGTGATGCCGAGCGTGACGGTCTTGCGACCCGGCTCGTTGCGGTCCACGGTCTGGCACAGGAGCTGCACCGGGATCGTGGCCTGCTCGACGCCGACCAGGGACGAGTCCGCCGTGATGTAGCACGAGGTGTTCAGACCCGTACCGGCGTTGAGCTCGGTCGCTGCGGGCGAGTCGATGTCTGCGACGCCATCGCCCGGGTAGACGTCGGTACGGACGTTGCCGTCGACCGGGGTGATCGGAAGGTCGGGTGTTCCAGCCATGTTCAGTGCTCCTTCTCGGGGGCCTCAGCCACGACGGCAGGCGCCGACGTCGGCTCCGGCTTGGCGGGCGCCTTGCCGGTCTCACGCGAGGCCGCGTGGCCCGCGAGGTTCAGGTGGTGCTTCGCGCGCCGGGGCACGCGCGACGGCGGGTAGCGGTCGTCCTTCACGCGCTCCACCACGCCCTTGCGGATGAGCGGAGAGGTCTCGCGCAGGTCGTACTGGTGACCCGTTGACGGGTCCTTCACGCGGACGTACATGGGCTTGGGCACGGCGCCTCCTCGGGCACGACAGCGGGCCCCGCGCCGTGTCGGTGGGGGCTGGGAACGGGGGTTATCAGGGGTCCGCGGGCAGTCGCGAGACGGTCAGGTCGAACTCCAGGACCACGACCTGGAACCGCAGGTCCGTGTCGGTCACGGTCGAGCCGGCCGCATACGGGCCGGTCATGCGCGGCGGCCGGAGCACGCCACAGATCCAGCCGGCAGCCGTGACCCGCTCGCCGGACCACGCCCTCTCGGCGTCGTCGGCAAGCACCAGGGCCTGCGTACCCGTTGTGGCAGCAGCCGTGATGCGCCACGTGGCCGTCGCGCCGTGCGTGTTGCCGACGAGGCCAGGCTTCGGCCGGGGCATCTGGAGATTCCCCACAAGCCACGGCGCCTGGGCACTGGTCGGGGCCTGGAAGTCGTAGAAGTTGCGGCTCGGCGGATGTAGGGCCTTGAGCGCGTTGAAGAGGGGGGCCGGGGTCGTCATTGCAGCGCGTCCCCGAGCAGGTCCAGCATGTGCTTCTCGATCAGCACGGCCTCAGGCTCGAGCAGGTGGTCGATCTTCACCGACCCGCCGCCGCCGTTCGCGCCGCCTTCGACCGCGACGCCGCCGAGGCCGCCGCCGTGGCCCTTGCCGCGCCCGATCTCCGGGCCGATCTCGTAGCCGATCTCACGGGCGAACCCACGGCGCTCATAGGTGACGTCGGGTGCAACGCGCTTGAAGTGGGGCGAACCCTCGAACTCGGCGGCCATCCCCTCCTTGAGGTTCTGGGCCGCCTTCTTGAGCACCGCCTCCGACTCGGGGACCATGCGGGCCGGGATCTTGCCCAGGTCGCCCTGGAGCTTGCGGAGCTCGGACGTGTCGATCTCGAAGCCAGCCATCACGCCTCCTCGACAGCCAGGCGGTACGCGGTCGCGAAGCTCTTGTGCAGCAGCGCGACGACGCGGTACCGGCGGCCGATCAGGTTCGGGTCCAGCCTGGCCGTGACCACCTCGACGACATCACCGACCGCCGGCACGAAGCTGCCGACCGGGACGTCCACGCGGTAGCGCTGCACCGTCAGAGTCGCTCCGCCGGCCTCAGGATTCAGCTCCTGGGGGTCGAGCCCCTGGATCTTGCACGGACCATGCTTGCGCGGGTGATCGTCAGGCCAGGACGGGTCCGGGTACTTCACCACGAGCGGCGTCGTCACCTCGCCCGTGTCCGGGTCGGTAACCGGGTCGCCCGGGTCGCCGATCGTGCACGTGTCGAGCATCAGGGACTCGGCATCGGCGCGGGACTCCAAGAGCTGCGCGGTCAGCTCGGCCGCGAGGTCCATCAGCCCCACCCTGGCCGGATCGTGAACGCACCCCGGGATGGCCGCGGGAGCAGCAACGCCCACTCGTCGTCGGTGAGCTCGAGCTCCCCCGCCGACCGCGCCTGGTCGACAGTCTTCGTGACCGATCCGTCGTCGATCGAGCGGGTCGTCGAGCGCAGACCTTCAGGATTGAGGGCCTTGCGCGCGACGGCCGTTGCCTCGATGTCCGCGACCAGATCGGCCGTGGGGCTACCGGCGGCGACCCGTGCGTGGAGGTCCGGGATCCGCGCGAGAATCTGGTTCTCGACACGGGTCAGCCATCGCCCCCACTGCGCGACCGTCGGGTCATCGGTCGGAACGGGGCGGCCCAGTTCAGCCGCCACATCAGCGACGCTGGCGTACGTCATGAGCCCACCCCGTTCCTTCCGTCACGCCTTGGCTGCGGCGATTGCCGAGACCATGTCGGCCTTGTTCGTCGCGCCGCCGAGGTCGATCTTGTGGTCCCGGGCGTACGCCTTGAGCTGGTCGCCCTTCCAGGTCTCGACCGGCTCGCCCTCGGGATACTCCGGCTCGGGCGTGGCGGCCTGCTCTTCGTCGGCGCTCACGAAGCCGAGCTCCTTGAGGTTCGCCAGCGACTCCGGCGTGATGCTCGCCGGGACCACGTCACCCTTGTACAGGTGGATGACGCCGTTCTTCGTGTGCGCGACCACCAGGGCCACGGTGACGGTGTGCGCGGCCATCAGGCCACCCCGGAGATGCGGAACCCGGCGCCCGGGTCCGTGACGACCGGCACGAAGTTGGCACGCACACGCACGCGCCACGCGTCGTTCAGGTCCTCGCGGATGACCTTGGACTGCACCAGCTCGCCCGCGGCCTGGTAGCCCTGCGCCAGGTCCTCGGTGGCGATGAAGCCGAGCTGGTCGGTGTCGACCACCCACGCGCTCGTGCCGACACCCAGGGGCAGGTTCGCGGCCGGGGTCGGGATGACCTGGAGGCCAGCGAGGATGTCGAACCGACCCGTGTAGATCGGGTTCGTCGCGGCCTCGCGCGCCATCGCGGCGGCGATGGTGGTGTCGGACGCGAGGTAGGCCCACGTCGAGTCGTCCACGAGCAGCGCGTTCGGCTCGTAGCCGAGGTTCAGCGAGCGGACATCGGCCACCGCACGCAGGATGTCGCGCAGGATGACCGGGGCGGTGCCCGTGCCGTCCCACTTCGACGCGGCGGCGCGGGTCGCGGTGATCGCCGAGGCGATGACCGACACGACGGCCTGGTCGATGACGAGCTGGGCGGAGTTGACGAGCTTGAGCAGGCCCTTGCTCACGGGGTCCATCTGGCGACGCTTGATCGCCTCGTCCGTGATGAGGGTGTCCTTGCCGTACTTCGCGACCCGCGCGAGGCCGGCGGGCCCGTCGGCGATCGTGGTCAGCGAGTACTCGCCACCGGGGGCGACGATCTCGGGCGCGGCATCCGCGAAGATGCCCTCCACCTGCTCGTAGCCGACGGCGCCGCCGGTCGTCTCCTGACGGCCGGTCAGGAGGAAGGTGCCGCGGTACCGCAGGTCACCCATGGTCTGGAGGGCACGCGCGACGAACTGCGGGTTCTGGAGGAACCGCGACGCGGTGAGGTTCGGGTCAGACAGCGTGGCCGCTGCCGGGGGGTATGTAGCCATCAGGTTTCACCTTTCAAGGGCGAATCGCGGCGCAGCGGCCGGCGAGGAAGTGGGAGGGGTCAGCGCGCGAACTTGACGCGGACCTTGTTGCCGGTGGTGGCCGTGGAGATCGCGACGCCGACGATGCCGCGGGTGCCGGTCACGTCGCCCGCGGTGGGCGTGGTGACTGCCGCGAGCGTCGCCACGGCACCAGCCGCGGCGCATACGACGAGGTCGCCGGCGGTGACGGTGCCGGACGCGGTGACGCTCTGCACGCCGTCGGCGTAGATCGTCACGTTGTCGTTGATCGCGGCGTCGTTCGACGCGACCCCGATCCAGTTGACGGCGTTCGCGCCGGCCGGGCCGACTGTGCCGATGCCGGTGATGGCGACGACCTGACCGCCGGTGACGGCAGCGGACGCCTTGAGCGTGACCGCCTGCCCCGGCTTGAAGACGGGAAGGTGCTCCATGGTTCTCTCGCTTTCAGTTTCGGTTCGTGGGGAGCTTAATGGCCGCGGCGTACCGGGCGTACTCGGCGTCCTCGGAAGATGCGGACTCCGGTCGCGGGCCCTGGGACGGGTCCGGCGCCGGCGTGCGCGGTGGCGGAGGGTTGGCCCCGGCGAGGCGGGCGGCGTAGCGCTGCGCCTGGAGGGTCATCGACGCCTCGTCGGCACCGGTGAGGAACGTGTCGGCGTCCGACGGCTCCCCCTCGGGTCCGGGGTTGGTGTCGATGCCGTGGGCGGCAGCCAGGCGGTAGCGGAGGGCCTCGGTCGTCGCCGTCGCGGCGACGTTCAGGGCGTCCTGCGCGGCCTTCTGCGCCTTCTCCAGCTCGGACAGGTTCGCCTCGGCGATCTTGTCGAGCTGGGCCTGGAGATCGGCGGCCTTCCTGTCGGCGGCAGCGGCCTTCCTGTCGGCGGCAGCGCGCAGTTCGCGCTCCGTCTGGAGGGCCTTCTCGCCGTTCGGTCCCAGCGGCGGATCCTGCGGCGCAGGGTCGCCCTGCGGTGCCGGTTCCTGGGTGGCCGGGGGCGTTACGACGGCGGCCGGTTCGGCTGCCGGGGTGGGCTCCGTCATTGCTGTTCTCCCCATCGCGGGTAGGTGGCCCGATCCGCGTCGCGCGGTCGGGAGTCTGTGACGGCTAGAGAATCCAGCCGTAGAGCCGAAGGAGCCGCCGAGCGTCGGCGGGGTCCTTCGCGATCTGGTACACGCTTTCCGGCATCAACCGGCGGGTCGTGATGACGTTCCGGCCGCGGGCGTCAAGCCTCTGGTTCGCGCGCATCTGCGACATCGCCCGGTAGGCGAGACCGCGGCTCGAGGTGCCCGTGGTCGTGTACTTCACGGTGCGGCCGTACTGCTGGGCCGTGGACACCGATCCGCTGCGGCGGTAGGCGTTGATCAGCTGGGCCGGGTCCGCGCCGTCCTTGAACGCCTGCGCGTTGGCCTTGGAGCCGAGGGAGCGAGCCAGGTTGTCGTCACCCAGGGACTCGAGGTAGGCCTTTGGGTCGGTGGTGAGGTCGCCGTCCACGGCTTCCACCTGCGGGATGTTTCGGCAGTCGCAGCCCGGGTGCCGGAGGAACGCAGTCCGCGCCGTCGTCTCCTTGCCAGCCAGGATCACGCAGCGCCCACAGGATGGCGGCGTGAGCATGCGCACGTACCAGGTGACCCGCCGGGCGTTCCCGGCCATCTTCTCCGCCGTGCGGCCCGTGTCGCTGAGCAGCGTGCCTGTTGCCGTGGACAGGTAGGTAGCCCCGACTGCGAGGGCCTGCGCCGCCGTGGCGCCGTCCGCGACAGCGGTCTTGGCCTGCACCACAGCCGAGTACGCGAGCACCTCTGTCGGGGCTCCGCTGCCCGCCGTTCCGACCAGCGCGGTCGGCTCGACATCGTAAGTCGGCGCGTAGAGACGCTGGCCCGTGTCCCCGATCACTGCCGGCACGTACGCCAGGGCGCCCGTCGCGATGCGCTCCTGAGCACGGTCCATCGTGGCCAGAATCTGCGGCCCGACATCGACCCACGAGGCGTCAAAATCGCCCGTCATGCGGCGCCACAGCCTCAGCACCGCCGAGACCGCAGCGCCCGCCTCTCTCCGCTGGACAGTGGCGTACTCAGCCGCTGACGGCGGCAGGCTCTGCAGGGCCATCAGTCACTCCAGCCGACGGCGGGGTGTCCTTCTGGGCGAGGGTGGCGAGGTACGGGTCCTGCAGGGCCTCGCGGTCCATCTCCGCCATGCGAGTGCGCTGCTCGGGCGTGTAGCCCAGGTCGATGCGCGCCTGCTCGATCGGGAGGATCGCGCGACCACCCTGGACCGGCGTGGCCAGCTTCATGATCGCGTCGGCCTTCTGCGCGAGCGTCGGGGTCGACGGGTCGCGCCAGATGGTCTCGAGCGACCGCGCCTTCGGGTCCCACGTACCGGTCTGGAACCGCAGGACGAGGCGCTGAACCTCTTCCCACGCCCCGCCGAGGTAGGTCTGCTTCCGCTCGGCGCGCTTCACCAGCTGCGCCTCGGACGCGTTGATCGCCTCGCCCGACGTCGGGTTCGCCTCGCCGCCCGCGAATGCCGTGTAGTGCGGCGGTAGGCCGGTGAGTTGGATGGTGAGCTGGCCGAGGAGCTTGATCGTGTTGTGGAAGACGACCAGGTCAGTTTCCTTGAACTGCCCGAACGTGGCCTTCTCGTTCTCGGTCGACCACAGCGTCCCCGCGTCGCGGGACCATGCACTGAGAGGCTGGTCGTTCTCGTCGACGAAGTCGGACTCCTTGAGGCCCGCCGCCCAGCGGCGCGGCATCGCGTGGTACTCGCCGGAGACCATCATGTCCGTGGCCATCTTGTTGGCCGCGTCGGCAAGCGGGATGATGTCGGTGAACTCGGAGCGGCCGTCCGGACGCAGGATGCGCGGCTGGTTCACCAGCGGCACCACCGGCATGATCGACTTGTCGTACTCATCAGCCGGCGCATACCCCCGCCAGCCCTTGGCGCCGTCGAAGATGTACTCGCAGCGGCGACCCTCGGTGTACAGCATCGCGTGCTGCTCGAACGACCCACGCTCGGTGATGTCGCCGACATCCCAGCGCTTCACGGCCTCGATCACCCGACGCGTGCGCGGGTCACGGCGGGCGAACACCTGCATGGGCGACTCGATCGTCACGACCGGGGCGTCATCCTGCGACTCGCCGGCACCCACGAACACGTACGACCGCGACAGGCCGATCGACTCGAAGTGGCCCTGCTGCGACTGCTCGTCCAGGTCGTTCGCCTGCCAGATCTCCCACAGCGCCTCGTCACCCGACGAGTTGCCCGCGTACCGGAAGCCCTCGACGTCCAGGCGCTCCTCGAACGCGCCCGTCACCAGGCGCGGCCAGTTGATGATCAGGGCCGTGATGCGCTCCCCGAACTCCTTCTGCAGCGACGGGGCGATGAAGCGGATGGGCTGCTCGTTCTCCAGGTAGGCGTCGTACTTCGCCAGGTCGAACCTGGATCGGTCGAGCGCATTCAGCAGGTTCCGGAGGGTGTCGTCGAGCGCAGCCACGAAATACCCCCGTTCATCGTCGTGAGCGCACCACTACGGTGCGCTTCGCAGGCAGGGACCAGCCCTCGGCCCGTTGGTCAGCAGCCGCCTCGTGCGCGAGCACGTCGGCCATGAGGATGTCGATCTTCTGGTTCTCGGACGGCTTGCCGAGGATGTAGCGGTCTCCCGGCTTAGCGACCTTCCGGGCGGCCAGCGCGTGGAGCTTCGTCGTCTCGTCACCGTCGTGCGTGGTGGCGAGCTCGGTGGTGTCCTCGAGGAACCGGATCAGCGCGTCGTGCATGCGAGTGATCTGATTCGTCGGCCACGTCACGACGACGTCATCGCCGTACTCGGTGGCCCACTCGTCAGCCTGCGTCTCCCAGTGCCTCGGGTCGATATAGGCGCGGGCGACCTTGTACCGGGCGAAGACCTCAGCCATGGCGGCCTTGACCTCCCCGCGGGGGATGCGCCCTTCCCACTCCTCTGGGTTCCAGAACGTCGCCCGCTTGTCCGGCCCGTAGGTCGGCAGGAATCGGTAGCCGTCGATGGTCTCCAGGCGGATCGACGTCCAGTCGGATGACCGGGAGCCGTCCATCCCGAGCGTGACCAGCTCGCCGTCCGCGACCGTGCGCGGCGCGGCGGAGGCCGTCCACAGCTTCTCTGGCATGTACGAGCCGAGGCCCTGGACCAGCCGGTTGCCGTAGAAGCGCTCGGCCTGCGTGGGGTCGGTCTCGACGAGCTCGGACGCCTCGGCGTCGATCGACGTCGGGTCGACCCACGGCGAGTCCGCGTAGACGTGGACGTGGATCTTGTGCCGCTCGCGCTTGTTGCCGTACGAGAGATCCGCCGGCGGCTTGCGGTAGTAGCGGAAGATGTCCTTCGCCCTGGACTGGAAGGCGATCTGGGCCGCGGAGTTCTCCATCGGGTCCCAGGGGTTGGTGAGCTCGATCGTGCGGCCCTGCATAGCCGCGATGCCACGCCGCATGGTCTGCCAGGTGTCCAGCACCCTGTTCTGCGCCGTGTAGAGCCCCGACTCGTCAGCCAGGCCGCCCGTGAGGGGCTGGCCGAGCTTCGACTTGGCCGCCGAGCTCAGCGGCACGATCTTGCCGCGGTTCGGCAGGCGGATGAAGCCCTCTCGCACGTGCACGAACTCCGCCAGCGGACCCGAGTGGATCATGGTCTGCAGCGGCTCGTAGACGTTGTTCGTCTGCGACTCCGCGTAGGCCAGCAGGCCCAGCAGCGCCTTGCGCCGCGGTGCGCCCATGGCCTCGCCGGGCTGGTACTCGTACTCCCAGCCGCAGCCGCAGCCGTGGTCCTCGCAGCGGTACAGCTCGCCGCCGGCCGCCCAGCCGGCGAACAGTGTCGGACCCACGCCCTCGGCCAGGAGCATCCCGGCGCCCCACGGCGACTTCCCGCACTTCTGCGGGCCGACGATGATGGAGCGGCGGTAGTGGAACGGCGTCAGCAGGCGCCGCGGGTCCACCTTGGCCTGCGGGGTGATCCGGTAGTGGTTCGCGGTGCAGAAGAGCTGCCAGCCGTTGAACAGCAGCGGCTCGCCCTCGTACACGCCGCCGGGCACCTTGCAGTGCTGCTCTACCCAGTCAGTGACCAGGAAGCCGAGCGTGTGCAGCGGGTCGAAGTCGAGGGCGAGTGCGTCAGCGGCCATCGCGGATGCGCCCGACACAGGCGATCCGATAGCAGCGTCCCGGCGCGAAGTCCTTGTGGCCGAACAGGAAGCAGGCAAGGCGAGACCGCGCGACGATCACGAACTCACGCATCGCCGACCACCTTGAGCCGGTCCCGGGATGACACGCGCTTGGCGGCGCGCTGCTTCGGCTGGTCCGCCCGCTTCGCGCCGACCTCGTCGACAGCCACAGCCCAGCCCATCTCGGCCAGGCCGGCCGTGGTCAGGCCGATCTGGTCGGCGAACCGGTGCAGGCTACCCTTGTCGGCCGCCGTCGCCTCGGCGCTCTCGCAGATGACGAACGTGCGGACCCACATGGCGATCGTGTTGATTCGCCAGGACTCGGACGGCAGAGACCAGGCACACGCCTGGGGAGTCCGCCACGCCCACTCCCACAGCTCGGCCTCGCGGTCGGCGACCAGCTCGGTCGTCTCCTCGTCGAGCACCTGGAAGCGGCGCTTGTCCTCGGTCTCCCACCGGTAGACCCGGCGCGGCATGAGGGGGAACTTCGGCACCGCGCCGTCGTAACCCTCGGCGGGCAGCGCGGTGAGCTTGTAACCCCGGCGGTCGGACCGGCCGGAGTCAGGGTTGGCCGTCGGGCCGGAACGGTTGCGTGCTCCTCCGCGGGGCATTGGGCATCACTCCTCGCCGGCATCGCGCCGGATGGGGGCGGCACCGCAGCATCGCGCTGCGGCGCAGGGTCAAGCGTTGGTCAAGGCCGGGCGGGCGGGGGCAGTCTGAACCCTCCGCACTTTTTTCAGCCCTCCCCGGCGGTACTGGCGATCCGGCCTAAGGGGGGTATCCCCCCAGGTCAGAGCGTCGGTCGCCTCGCGCAACCATCTGTGTTTCCGCAGGTCACAGCGTTGCCCTCTGCGTGAACGGGTGGCCGTCGAACACCCGGTGGCACCGAACGCAGCGCGGCGAGTAGTGGTCGGGGCCGAGGCTGAACGATGCGCCGAGGTCCGGGTCGACCAACTCGTTGGGGTCGAGGTGGTCGTAGGACCACTCCCGCGCAGGCTCGTCGCAGTCGACGCAGCGCAGGTCGGCGGCCTTGCCGCGGTCTCGCGCCACGCGGTCGTGGGCTGCGCCGTAGGTGATGGCGTCACGGCGGCGGTGCACCGCCCGGTCCGCGCATGCGTTGCGCGTTCCGTTGAGCAGGCCGTCGCGCGTGGCGAGTGCTGTACTGCCGCAGTCGCAGTCGCATACCCAGTGCCGACCCTCACGCTTCGGCGTGACGTCGCGCGTGCCGAAGCGGCGGCCGACGATGTCGGTCTGGTAGCGAGGCTCATGCTGCGGCATCGGGGTGCCGTAGCGCCACGCCTTCATGTAGTGCGAGTAGCACCAACCCTTGGCTCGGATCGGCTTGCCGCACCCGTTGATGGCGCAGGAGGTAGCGTTGTCCATGTCGACTCCTCAACAGTCGGCCATGACCCCGGGCGCTGGCAGGCGCTGCGGGGTCGCTTCTATGAGTGGGAGGCCCGCCCACCTGCTGCGTCGTTGCACAGCTTGTGGCTCGGGCCCAGGTATCCGGTGCGGTCGTCGTCGTGATCGAGCGCCCACGGTGCACTGATGGGCTTACCGCATCGCGCACACGCGATGCGCTCTCCGTCATCGATGCGCTGTTGCCATGCCGCTCGCAGCCTGTCGTGCTGGCTGTCATAGCCGCGGGCTTGGCGTGTGCCGCGCCTGTCCTCGTACGCCCTGGCATGACGAGGGCAGCGTCGCTCACCACTGGTCAGGATGGTGGGGCAGGCGCGTGTGCGTCCGTCCACCTCGTCACGTCCGGGGCACCGTCGGCCTGCCATGCTCACCCCCGGACATGCAGAAGGGCCCAGCCTCTCGACCGGGCCCTTCTGACACGACATCTAATGCTGCCAGAACCTTATGCTCACGGATCCACATCCGTCCAACGCGACACGCCGTGTTGTCCCACGAACCAACGGCGAGTCACCTACGTACCCGGGTTGATGCCGGGCTTCCATGGGTCGCCGTTCTCCTGCCTCACCTTGGCGATCCACGCTCGCAGTTCGGGGGTGTCCTTGAAGTCCTCCCGGTTGCCGATGCGGATGGATGCGAACTTCCGGTGACGCATGCGCTCTGCTGGCCGACCTCCCGGCTCTGTGGCGAGTACCTTGTCGCGGTCCACGCGGAGGTTGGACATGCGCTGGTAGAGGTCGATGGTGAAGCCGATCTTGATGGTCCCACCGGGCATCAGCACGTAGTACACGACCGAGCGGGCGGCACGCTCGGACTCGGCCAGCCTCTCAGCCTCGATCCTTCGCCGTTCGGCATCGGGCGCCTGGTTCATGTACCCCTGCTCGCGCATCAGGTCCTTCACCTGGTCCAGCATCGCCGCGTAGAGCTGGAGCGCATGCCGTGTGCAGATCGGGAACGGCAGCCCGACTCTCGGCTTCGTCCCGCAGGTGTCGCCGTTGCCCAGGGCGACGCCACACTCCGCTACCGCATCGCGGTAGGTATCGTTCCTCATAGCCGATCCCTTCCTTCCAAGGGTGCTTCGGTCAGGCCTCGTGTGGCGTTGGCGCGCCTCACGAGGCCGTCTTCATTGTCCCATGCGGGGCTGACCTGCGGTTGGCCAGCCCCAGCGCGTCCTTGATCCGGTACAGGTTCGGGTCGGTCACGATCTTCGGCATCTGGCCGCTGGACGCCCAGCGACGCACCGTCGAGTAGGGGACCTTGTGGTCCAGCGCTACGAGCGCCGATGCCACCTCGCTCAGCGTCATCAGCCGCCCCTCCAGCGCCACCTCCAGATGTGCCCGCCACTCCATCGGCCCCCACGTCGCCCCGCACTCCCGGCACGTGGCCTCGAGGTGCCCGTCACGCGCGTGCAGCTCGCCGGGGCACTCTTCAGTCAGGCAGGGCCCGAGCCAGCGTCGTGGCGCGTGCTGGGCGAGGATGCCAGCCACCATGCGCCGCATCTCGTGCGCGTCGTCGAGGAAGTCGAGCGCCATACGGTCGCCGAGCCGGTGCGTGAAGTGCCCGTACCGGTGTGCGACGGCTTCGAGCGTCCCGGGCATGACGGACGGCGGCGCGAACTCGGGGTCGTCGTCGCACAGCACCCGAGCGTAGAACCGGGCCTTCTCCTCGACCTGCCGCATGAGGTCCGACACGGCGACGTCGATCGGGAGGCGGCTTGCCGGCGTGGGGCGCTTCGTCTCGCTCCCCTTGCTGCCTGAGGGTGTCAGGCGGGCACGGAGCGACTCCCAGGACGCTGCGACCGCCAGCAGGTCGTCACGGGCGGCCAGGGCGGCGAGGTTGTCGATCATTCAGGTCTCCTCCCGGGCAACGCTGTGCCCCTTCTCGTGCTGCTCGGCCGCCCGCTCGGCCCAAGACGGCTCCGGGAACCCGTCAGCGGTCCACGGGCAGGTGGCGCAGACCGCTTCGTAGACGGTGTGCTCCGCGACGGTGACGACGTGCGGGGTCGGGGCGGTCATGTGCCCAGTTCCTTCCCGGCGGCG